GTTTTTGCAAATTTTCTATGAATTGGTCAAACCAATATGGATTATTCTTTTTTTGAACAATAATTTTTACATACTTTCCAGCAATATTAGAGGCGTCTTGCTGAAGCAAATCGTCTAGTGTGGTATCAGAATCGTCGTAATAAATCTTAGTAAAAATCTCTAAGTGATTTGGAATGAATGTTAATTCCAGAGTTTCGGTATCTAGTACATGAAACCCTCTAGGACAATTATAATCTCCCCACATCATTGGATACGGAGCGCCCAGATAGTGGATTCCACCAAGGGAAGACTTTTGGTGAAAGTGTCCGGTAAGAGTCATGTAGAACTTATCAAAGATATCGGCTCTAAGACCTTTATCCACGTTCAGGTGCCCCGCATACATCTCAAACCCAATCAGCTCAAGGTGTCCCATACAAACTTTAGCTGTAGAGCTTTTAATGGCTTCTAGGGTTTTGAGTGCGTTGTCTTCACAAATCCATGGGAGGAAAAGCACTTTCATATTATCTACCATGACCTCACTGGGATCAATGTAGACATTAAACTTGTGGTAGGATTTTAGAAGCTCGGTAACGCTGTTTACTGCGTTTGTATTCTTAAAATAAGTGTCATGGTTTCCGACAATAATATCAACTCTATCCACTATCTCATGCAATGGACCAAACACTCGGTTCTGCCAGGTATGAAAGGTATTAAAATTGATATATTTTCGTCTATCAAACACATCGCCCAAGTGCAAGACGGTCTTGATGTTATTATCTTTTAGGTATGGAAAGAGTATGTCCTCATAGAATTTAAGGAAATATTCATTAAAAGATGTGTTATCGTTTCCAGCACCACAGTGCGTATCAGTTATAATTGCGACTTTCATAGAGTATTATGCGGTTTCTTAAAGCATTTCACGAAGAATGTGTCTAACTGCGTCACCTATAGATGTAAATTTTCCAGAGTCTACTAATTTTTGTAGGCTGTCTACAACATCTGCGCTCAACTCAAACTCCAGGTTCTCACAATGAGACGCCATTTTTTCATAATAGTGTCCATTAACGTGAATGTAATTTGGCGCTGTTGTTTTAGGCTTCGATTTTGTCTTCTTAGATTTTGTCATTTATGGGCTATTCCACTCGTACATCTTTCCAGTGCTCTCTGTCACTTCTGTTGTCTTAGGAAAGAATATATCATAAAGTTTATTAATTGTAAACTCTAAATTTTTTCCAGTAAGTTTATATTCTCGAATAAGTTCTAGAGCAGATTTTTCTAGCTCGATGGGAGGAACCACCGCCATATCTTTTTGAATCTTCAAGTAAATTTCTTTTGATGTTGCGCTTCTACACTTGCAATGTGTGTACAAACTATCAAGTAAAATTTGTTTTCTTATAGCATTCATATACCTATTTTTGCAGGAGCTTATCAAATCCTGTCTTCTTGTTTTGCTTTGCTTTCTTTGCTTTCTGTTTCTTTTCGTTCTGTCCCTTTTCAAAATTATGAAGGAACTCATGCATATTTATGTCTGCATAATCACTTCCATATCTCTGGACTGGTGATGCACCATCATCGCTGGTATCGTTTAGCATTGCCTCTTCAACTGCTCTATACTTTGTGTATAAGTGCTTCTTTTCTTTTTGAATTCTTCGAACAAATGCAAAGTAAATGATTTGAGTGAAGTATGCAAAAGGGTTCTTTGATTTCTTAGGATTAAAATTATTCAAATACTGTAAGCTGTTTTCTATACCATCAGAAATCATTTCCTCTCTGAAAGGATAGTTCATAAAATTCGGCTTGTTTGCAAGCTTGTGTGCAATATTAACTATGCATTGTCCAATAAAATCTGACACTTTAGGTACAGGTTTCTTATCCTTCTTTGCCCGTTTTACATCACGGATATGGTCCTTCATATGCTCGTAAAACTCAGCATTGTTGACGTAATGTTGTTTAGAGGTGTCGTCTTCTTTTTGTGCCATAAAACTAATGTAGCATAGTAAAATTAAATGTAAATTTTTATTTTAAGAAAATCTTTTAGGGGTATTTTTCTTGGTTCTTTCCCAACCGCAGAATGTTTCAGAAGATTACAGAAATTCTTTATAAGAACTAATAGATCTAATAAGTTATAGAACAGTTTTAAAGATCTAAAAGACTCAAAAAATCACTTAAAGAACTAACGAAGTTGTTCATGAAAGGAACGAAGTGACTGGAATGAACTTGTATTGGTTCTAGAAAGGGGGTTGTTAAGGGGGGGAATAATGTATTATGTAACTTTATAAAACCCCTCTGTCAAGAGATTTTTTTATTACTAATAAATCTGTAATAAAACTAATATGTTACTAGCCTTAAAATTGCATGTAAAAACAGGGTGTTATAACAGGCATCTAATGGTTTTTTGTGCCTCGCACCTCCCTTCGGGAGAGCCCTACAAGAAATGTAGTTGAAATTAAAATTGGAATTCTGGTATTAAAAAGATATTAAAATTATTGTTGAACCCGCTACACTCGTATGTATGATTCCAAGAATAAAAATCTACATTGTTACAACAACTTTTTTCTGATCGAATTATAAGATGTTGATTTTATAGAAACTGACACATAAATTATTTTGTGTCATTGCATATCATCGTCATCAAAGTTGTGTTTCTTTAGCATTTTTTTGTATTCGTTTTTCTTCTTATCATCTTCGTCTTCTGCAATCTCACCTGTAAGAAGCATCACATCACAATAATGTTGTTCCAGCTCTGGCATTGCATTTCCAAGTGTTAATACATTCTGCTTGTCAATTGGTAATATATCATCTTCAACTGATGGAAACCAATCTTGTAAAAACAATGCATGTGCTTGCTTTTCTTTGCTGTATTCAGATACAACTTTCATTGCACCTCTAACAAAAAACAGGTGTGATATTGTTGTTGAACCACCTGCTTCTGCTTGGTCCATTCCATCATAAACAACGCCTATGATTTCTTCGCCACTTGTAAGTTTTAAGACTTTAATAGATGGAGTCATACGTTCACCTCTTACTATTTAGAATTTTCAAAAAGATTGATTTTGTGTAGCTTGTATGTGAACTTCTCCTCATTATAGATTTTGATTCTTTCCAAGAAATGCTTTATGGCAAAATTCTTGTATGTCTTATCAGACAAATCATCCACAATATCCCACAATACTGCCTTATCTGAGTTATCTCCAATTCTTAACGTCCTTCCGATTGATTGCAGCGTTTTGATTCTAGATTTTGTTGGAGACGCAAAAATGATATGTTCCAAGTTTCGCACATTCACACCCGTACTAAAAACTCCACTTGATGCGACGATAATTGCGTTTTTTTCTTTATCAACTATTTGACGGATATCCTCACGAACTTCCGCTTCTGTTTCTCCTGAGATGAAAAACACCTTTCGGTTTGGGTCTAGCCTTTCAGCCTTTTCTTTAATGATCTCATACAGAACCTTTCCATGAGATTCAACAAACTGAAACAACACTAAGCAATTGCTTTTTGTGTTTACTGCCAAGTTTTTAATAAACGCATTTCGTTTTTCGTTTTCAACAAGCATCTTGATTTCATCATGATACTTTGTCTTCTTAGCTTTCTTACAAAACTCATCGTCATACTTTAAAACCAAGCACTCAATCTTTAAATCCGCAAGCTGCTTGTCGTCCATTAACTTCTTGGTGGTAGTAACTGGCAACACCTTTCCGAACAATCCTTCCAAAACCAATTTGTGTGTCTGTGTTCCGTCCAATGTTCCGGTAGTACCAAAACGATATTTCGCATTGTGTAGACACGTCATGATTCCGGTTAATGACTTAGCCTTAAACAAATGTACCTCATCGCCAATCACCACTTCAAATTGCTCAAACCAATGCTTGGGTTGTTTGTAAATTGACTGCCAGGTAGAGATCACTATCATCTTACTTGCGTCTTTATCCTTACCACCCCAGATAGGCTTACACTGCTTATCCACAGAAAAGGAAGAATCATTCTTGGCATATTGCTTAAAGTCAGCCAGCATCTGAGACACAAGGCTTATGGTAGGCACTATAATCAACGTCTTCTTCTTATAGTACCGAGTCAGGGCATATATCATTAAGCTCTTTCCAGAGCCTGTAGGAGACAATAGGAGCGTTCTATTGGTGTTTATGGCATGCAGTATAGCCGTCTTCTGGTAATCCCTAACCTCAAAAGGCAACTCTAAAGATTCCAAAAATACCCCTAAAGTTTCCTGAGTAACCTGTTTTCCAACTTTAATTTTTGAATCTAGCTCTACCTCATACCCACGAGTTTTACAGAAATCTAACAAATACTCCAAAAGACCCCCATAGAGGGTTTGTCCCATAAGATTGAATAGGTATATCTTCCCATTCCACATACGCATCTTATAGGCAGGCATGAATTGGTATCCAGGAACTTGGAATGAGAAATACTCATTCAACTCTTTGGCTATAGAGGAATCGGCGTCTATTTTGAGGTAAACCTCGTTTAGTTTGGTTATAGCAACTTTTTCCATTCCCAAAATACGTCTTTATTCATACTAGAAGTATTTAGGGGTATTTTTTGGGGGGGGTCTGGGGGGCTCTATACGGCCCGTGGCGGCATTTTAGGTGGGCTTCCTATCTATCCACATGTATAAGCCATCGTATGCGTCTATTGTAACCATAATGTCTTGATATGTGGCTTTTATATGGGCGGATAGAAGATCTTTGGTTTTGGGGGAAGTATGCTCATTGAACCTAATAACCAAAAATGGCTGGTATCCCACACATGATGGCCTTTCTTTGGAATGCTTTAATTGGTAGAACCAGGCTATCAGTTTCGCATCTTGGGCCTGTTCCAGTTGTGTGACTAAGTTTTGTAAGTCCATTTACCGCAAAGAAACTACCAAGGTGCTTTTATTGAAAGAAAGGGATGAGAAATAACCATATTGAGTCTTAATGTGGGCGGCAAGTCTGGTTTTTATTGCATTGTCTGTGTCGGAATTGAAAGATATGTATATGCATTCGCTATAACCATTTTGCATTATACGATATCCACGAATAAGACCAGAGACGTATGCTTTACAGATCTGTTTTATAAGCTGGTGCTCTGTTTCCGAAAACTGGGGTTGCATTAGTTTCCAGAAGTAAATCGAATGAAGTCTACGGCACTCTTAATTAAGAAACCTCTATTGTTAAGAGTCTTAATTATATCTTCAAGGTATTGAACCTTATCTCTTTGAACTTGTAGCTTAAGTAAACGGTCTGATAGTTCTTTGTCTGCTTCTAGGTAGATGCTAATGTCATTCTTTAATACAAATTGGAATGGTTCCCAACCATACTCATCAAGGTCTGCTTTTGATAGCTTACCTGTGTAGTATTCGTGTTTGATTTTATAGAATGCTTTATAGTCCTGTTCCTCGGACTTTAGCTGGAACTTTTCCTTTAAGTACATCTTATAGTACTTGTTATGCAAAAACGGAATCTTAATGCTTTCCGCATCAAGTTCTGTTCTGTCCATTTTTACATCTTGTTCCCAGAGGTTTATAATCTCTTCAAGTTTCATATTATGTTACGGGGTATGCATACCAAGTACTTTGGCCAACTCCGTTCCTATCATAATCATCGTATAATAAATCTTCTTCTTTTGCAATATTATTCCACGTATACCGAATAGTAATAGTTCCAAATAGATTTAAATCATTACTTGGATAGTTCTCTATTATCTCTGCAAATATAGTAGAGCCTGTATAGGGAAAGCAGATGACTAACTCATCCCCAGGCGCTAAATCTTGTACCCAATATGGAACACTATTGTTCATCTTTTTTTGTGTTTTGTAATAGCCACTCTAGGAATTGTGGATTATCATTAAACACAGTCTGAAGACCATTTGCCATCTTTCGTACAACTCTTTCCTCATCACGAGCGTTTCTAAAGTTGATGTCAAACATGTATACTACACCATGCAACATCTCGTGAATGATGGTATTAACCAACTCAGTCTTCTTCTGAGTACAATCAAATATAATCTTTTGATCTTCAGGAACACACATACCACATGCCTTATGGCGTATGCCCCAAGACTTAGACCGTGGTATAATCTTAAAAGTTGAGTACCCAATCTTGACTCTTTTTGGCGTCTTTCGTCTTATTTGCTTTGCCATACAACTCCTACTTAACCTTTTCTACGGTAAAATAATCATATCTAAAATTTACTCGTGATGATATGTGCGGTGTGTCTGTGTTTGTTGAATCAAACTGAACCTCACTTAAAGCCACCGGGTGAATATCTACAAAAGATATGGAAAGGTGTGGGTTATTTTTGCTGCTATTAACCATGAGGGTTGCTTGACCAAATACCTTCTGTATTCCGGGCCTGTTGTTTGGTATTTTTGGAAGCTCCCCATCTAAGTTCTTAAGCTGTCCTCTATACAAAGCACCAAACTGTGCCTGGCTTTCTGGGAACGATATAGCTTGCATCCAGGAAAAAATCTCATACCAATTGCGCATCTCTTCATCTACCTTAAACTCCACCACAAGCTCACCAAATCGCATGTGGTCTCCAGTCCAGTTGACACGAACAAATGGGTTAGTACCAGCATTAGTAGCCGGACTTAAGGCTACAGTGGGAAGAGTCACTTTCTGTACGAAGAAGTTGAAGTCGGGCAAACGGTCTACACTGAAGTTAAAATTCAGAGGAGTTTGAAAGTTTCTGTTTTTAACTTCGTTAATAGCCATATTGTGGTATAAGTTTTGCTGGTGTCATATATTTATGGTATAAGGGTTAAATCCAAAAATCAATAAAAAAATGTTTTTTAAATATATTTTGGATTTTTGGCAATAAAAAAGGGGGCTTAGAGCCCCCTTTTTTGGTTTATTTGGAGTTTATATTAAGCTCCAACATCAGTAACCTTGATCTTACGGTAGTAAACGTTGGTGTTAGCAACGAGCGAACCGTCAGAATCTCCGTTAAGATTCGAGAAAGGATTTGCAACCATTCCGTAACGGGTTTTGAAACCTATCTTCGGCTGGAAGCTGTCCTGTCCAACTGCACGAACCATCTGGAGTGGAACGTATGGGCAGTAGAACAATCCCGCATCATACTGATTTGATCCCTTAAATCCTACAACCACAAAGTTTGCACCAAGTGGAGCGTATGGATCAACGTAAACCTTGAAACGTCCGTTAAGAACGCCAACAAAGGTGTTTCCAGTATCGTCAACATTAAGGTTATCCTTAAGGTTTGTTCCGATATCAAGAAGTCCTGCAACAGAAAGCTGACTAGCAGTGTCGCTATCGCAGATGATGAAATTACCACGACCACGACGTGTCTGCTTGGCAATCGCATTTGCTTCCTTCTCGATCTGGAGCATAAGCCCCTTAATGCGTTCTACTGACCAGCGACCGTCTCCATCACGTTGAAGGTCGAAAGTACCAGCAACTGAAGTATTATCAGCTCCTGTTACTGCTGTGTTGTAGATAGTGCGAACAACTTCACGATTGATCTCTGCAAGAATCTCTGAAGAGAGAATATTTGCAAGCTCAGTCTCAGCATCAAGACCATGAACAGCACGAAGGTCTTGAGCAAGCTCCATCGTGTATTCAGCCTTGAGAGCACGAGTCTTAGCAGTTACAGTCACCTTGTCGATGCTGAATGCCATCTCTGCAAACTGTCCATCGGCTGGCTGCGCAGTTCCACCAAGCTTCTCGCCTGTGGCTGTTGTGCGACCAGTACCATGAGTTGCAGAAAATGGATCTGCTGGGTCCATAGCTTCGTGAGTTCCTGTACCCGAATGAGCTGTATCAGCCTCACGGAAAAGGGCCTCATCTCCACCCTGACTAGAGTATTTACTCTTCATAGCAAAGATAAGTCCTGTAGGAGCCTTGAGGGGCTGAACACCACAGATATCGAATGCCATGAGGTTTGGAAGAGCACGACGGATAAGAGAAATCAATACTGGGTCATAACCCTTAAGATTTGCATTTCCGTTTGGAAATCCGGCAGCAGAGTTTGCAGGACCAGCCTCAGTAAGAATCTGCTTCTTAGCCTCAGCTTCTTGGTTCTCAAGAAGTACAGTAAGAACAGCTCTCTTATGAGTATCTTTTACCTCGGGCAACTCAGGATGATTAAGAACTTTTTCCCATTTCTTTTGAAGTTCATCAGTGAGATACATTTGTTTCTCCTTATTAATTAAATTTGGAACTTTATCCCTAAAAACTATTTATCAATATTATCTTTTCACCATTCTCGAAATGGCTTCAGCATAAACATCAACCTCAGTCATAGACTGTGCTGTATCCTCATGCGCAATGCCACCCTCAATCAATAAAGAAGCGTCCAAATCACCAGAGCATTTAGGGTTTTTTGGAAAATATGTTTCCTTTATAACCTTGAGCTTCTGGCTGAAAGTTTCTACAGAGTCGAAAGACACTCCTTCACAGAGTTCCTTAAACTTTGCTGTATCACTAACAGTCAATCCTTCAGTATGCTTCTTAACAAGTGCGTCTTTCTTAAGTTGGATATTTTCTTTACGAATCTCTACGCTCTTAGCAAGTTCTTCGTTAAGATCCTTCTCAAGTTTAGCAATCGTAGACTCCTGCAAAGCAAGCACATCGGCTTTCTCGGCTGGAACTTCCACATAGTGACTTTCGAAAAGACCTTTCAAACCAACAATAAACTTTTCAGTTATTTCTGATCTGAGAGAGCCTTCTATAGCCACCTCATTTTCTTTCATCCACTCTTCGACAACATAATCAAGATAACCATCCACTTTGTCGATGAGAGTTTCTGAAATTTCTGATGTGTTTTCTGTAAGCTTTTTATTGTAGGTTTCTACAAGCTTCTTGGTGTGAAGATTAACTCTCTTTTTAGCTGTGCGTTTTACAGCAGCTTCAAAAATAGTAGCAATCTTTTCTTTAAATGCTTCTGGAAGGTTTTCCTCAGAAGTAAGGGCATTTACGCTTTCTTTCATGTCCTCTTCTTCTTCGTCAGACAACTTATCTTCCTCTTCTGCGGTGAGTGAAATGTCTGCCTCAGACATCTCTTTCTTCTCATCCTTCTTGTCTTCTTTCTCTTCGTCAGAGTGAGAGCTTTCAGACATTTCCATGTCGTCTTCGTCAGCCTCTTTCTCATCTTCTTCTTTAAGCTTATCTGGAATTTGTGCAGCAGCATCAGATGGATGTACTGGAAGATCAGCAGCAGCGTCTTCAGCAACTGCTTCAGTCTCTTCATGAGCTGCTTTCTTAGCAACAACTCCAGCCTTAGTACCATCTACTTCTGGTTTTACTGGACGTGCTCCGGTCTTTCCGGCAAGAGTATCTGGAAGCTCTGCTGATGCATCAGATGGATGCGTCGGAAGTGCAGCAGAATGATCTTCTCGAATGTTCTTCAAAAGTTTTTTTGTCGTTGACATTGTATAACGCTCCGAAAAATTAAAAATTCAACATAACGTAAATTTATTTATATTTTTTTTATCTTACCGTTCTTGGACCCTAATATATAGCTCTTCTTCCAACTTTGCCCCATTATCAAAAGTAACCCTTACAGTCACCTGATAGTCATATCCAGAAATCCCACCTTTAACCTGAACCCTAACTTTACAGTTATTTGGTGCAAGAATTTGTGGGGTAGAAGAATCCAAAAACTCACTTGTTGCATCTTCTGGGCTATCTGGGCTAGTTCTTTTCCACTTTTTGGCCAAAGCTACAGATGCAACAATCTCTTTGGCTCCTCGTGGAAGAACGGTCAAAGATCCAAAATTCACATCTATGGGCAACTGCTCAAACGGCTGTTTGGTATAGGTGTTTCTAAGATCATTGACCATAATTTTGGATTACAGCTTAAATATTTTATTTGCGCCGTTGTCCCATTGTACTGTTGTGCTTGCTCCATTTCCTGTAAATGGGAGTCCAGCAGCAGTATCAATATAAGCAACCAATTTTGAGGATGCTTCATCCAAATTTTCTTGATATACAACAAGGGCCTTTACAACTCTTCCGTTTTGAACAACGTCAAAAGTCACGTCAGTTGCATCAGCAACTCCAGCACTTGTGGTTTTATTGGTCAAATCTGTGGATTTAACAATTTGGGAACTTAGGGGAATATCAGTAAGAAACTCGTCAGAGGCCAAATCAACCTCATATGAATCATCTACAAGAACCACTCGAATGGTGTCGTCAGACCAAGAGAGGCTTCCTTTCAGGAATGCTTCTCTAGCCTTATCATATAATCCATTTGCCATATGCCTATTCCTAAAAAATACACAATACTAAAAATCAAAACAATCATCAGCTAGTATTTTATTTATACCAGACAAAAAATTACTTATTTTCTAGCTTTCTTAAAAATGCCTCAAAAGCTTCTACGGTAACTTTCTTGAGGTCTTTTTGGTGAGCTTTAAGTATGGTTTTCTTAATAGATTCAACATCTTTCTCACGAAGGATGCCATTTTGCCAAACCCACTCCTTACCTTCCATAATTCCATTTACAAAAGCATCTGGAGCAGACGGGTCAGCCACAATATCTGCTGCGGTGGCAAGATAAAAGTCATCCTGTACAACTTGTACATCAATACCTTCAGTTCGAATAGAACCCATACCACGAGACGAAACGCCCAGACGGGCACCCTCGTCAATAAGTGCTTTAACAATGTTTCCATTTGGTGTACTTAAAATTTTGGCTTTCCCATAAAAGTTGGTGCCATCCATACGAAGCTCAGTTATCATGTGAGATACCCGATCAAGATTAATTGTGGGTCCATCAGGATGACCTAATTCCCCAAACGCACGATTCTTTTCCACATATTCGGTCCTGTACCTTTCAATTTCACGATTGAGCATTTCTTGTGGGTACATACGACCATTCCGATTTTTAATCTCGGCTTGCATAAAAACGCCTTGGATGTGATAACTTTTTGGTTCGTTATCAACACCCTCTTTAATAATTTTGATTTCTTCGGTGACTTCGCAAATCAGTTTCATATCTACTCTTTCTTAGTTGGAATGTTGGAAAAAAATGTCCTAGAAACTTCCTTTTCTTTTTCAACAAGGCGTCCACGCACTTTAGCTAGGATAGCCTCCTTAACAGAATCACGAACCACCTTAGCATCTCCAGACCGGATAGCCATAATTGCATTTTTAAGAATGTCTCTAACGTTTGACATAGTTATCTCCTATTAATCAAAATTATTTAGTTATATTTGGAATTTTCACCCTCATCCCCATCCGCATCCTCTTCTTTGGATTTGCTTTTCTTTTTGGATTTTTCATTAGACCTTTCAGGGGTATTTTTGGATGCAGAATCCAAATTTGGATCTTCAGGTGGCATTGTAAGGGCAAGTTTTGCTTGCTCCTCTTCAATCTCCCTATCAATCTGCTCTTGCTCATCCATAGTTTGCTTGAGGATGTTCTCACGAATCCACTTAACAGAGTAATATCTGTTTGTGTATGGGTCGAGGCTAGAAAGGATGTCGAGTCTGTTTTTAATAATCTCGGCATTCTTAAGCTCGGCATAATGATTGTCATTATTAAATTCGTAACGAACATGCTCCTTGATAGTATCCCACTCATCTGCACTGATGATGTTCTTCAGAATAAGTTGCTTCTTCAACAACTCATCAAACAAGTGTGCAAATCTAATTCGAATACGACCAATAAACTTTGAGAACTTAACTTCATCTCGGGTAATCTCAGCAGATCTTCCTAATTGAAAGCTCGTCTGAGAATCAAGACGAGAAATTGGAACGTTAAGTGCTCTGTAGACTTTCTTCTGGAAATATTCTACGTCAGACATTTCGCCGAGGTTTTCACCACCAGGAAGTGTTTCAATAGAAGTTCCTTGAGAACCTTCTCGTCTAGGAAGCCAATAGTCTTCCAACATAGACATAAATCGTTTTTCATCTTTCATCTCACCAGTTTCAATGTTGTATTGAAGCTTGTTTCGATGCCTTTGCATTACAGTGCGCAAGTAGTCGTCAGCCTTTGACTTAGGAAGATTTCCCACATCCACGTAGAAAATTCTTCGTTCAGGAGCACGGGCAATACGATATATTACCATCGCATCTTCCATCATTTTAAGCTGATTTATGGGCTTAATTGCTTTGTGTAAATGGGACAATACAGAAGCTGAGTATTTGTCTACAATACCAGAATGGACATAGCAGACACAATCTTCTTGAATTTTCACACCACCAACTGAACCAAGATGGTTGTATGATGTGGTGTTGTTGTAAGAAATACCCCTCGTGTTGTACATGTAATACTCATCTATTACACGCACTAAATCGGCACCAGTAGCCTCGTCTGGTGTTCGCTCTACCTCTCTTATTTTTCTAATTTGTCTAGGATCAATGTAGCGAAGTTCTTTGATTCCATCTTTTGGTCGTTTTGGATCGATGATAATGTGAAAAAAAAGCCTACCATCTATGTACCACTTCTTAGCAATCTCGTATGCTTGATTCCCCCAATCTAATAGAGAGATGACTGTATCATACTCATCTTGGATTGCTTTTTTGACAGATGTTGGGAGCTTTGATGCCGCAAGGTTTAGTTTGATTGGAGAGTTTTCACCATCAACTACAATCATTTCATTAATGATGTCGTCAATAGCAAAGTCCACTTCTGGCAAGAGGGACATTTCTCTGTAACGAGTTACTAGCTCAAATTCATTTTTTACAGTCGCATCAAAATCAATATATGCGCCGTATGACCCAGCAACGCCTTCTACAGTTACTGCGCCGTCTTCGTTATCTGGTAATACAAATGACTGAGCGTTCTTTTGTTCTAGCTCTTTTTTAGACTTCTTAAAAGTCCAGCCAAAGAAATTAAATTCCATTATCACCTCGTAATAGTATAAATGCCAACCTAATCAACATTTATACTATTTATAGAGGTTAATTATTAAGTATTTTTGTTACCTTCTGGATCTGATACGTCACCGTTAGTTTCAACTTCCCAGTAATCGTATTCCAAAGTAACGTCAAAAGTTTCAATCTTATCAGTGTCTTCCCAAGCAAGCTTGATTTCACTGATTTCAGTTGGGAACACATTTACAAAGTGATATACACGAATTGCTTGCTCAACTGGACCTTTGCTGTAGTGTTTTACACGAGCTGAGGTCTGATATGATTGTGGTCCGGCATTTGCACCAGAATTTCTAACGTTTGTTGCATGGCCGTTAATTGAAGCCATCCAATGCTCAAACGCCTTACGGATCAAGAAATCCTCGTCATTCAAAATGGTGATACGCCAAGGCTCATCAAAGCTACGATTTCCAGCAACCTTCACCTTTCTACCGAAGTAAGGTACTGTAATCATTCCTAATTTGCTTGCTGGAATGCTTGCTGCGTTACAGAGGAATGAAATCTTATCATTAACTCCAGCACCAGCAAGTCCCTGACCATCAACACCGTTGTTGGCCCCATCAATAATATTAGACGGAAGACCCATCTCTACTTGGAAGAGAGATGGGCGAGCGCCACCATAAACCAATTTGTTCTTAAAGTCTTGAATTTTAAAAGGCATACTTTAATCTCCGTTTAAGCTTATTTAGTTACACCTTTCCAACTACCTCAGAGAACTCAACTCCGGTGCGAACCGCAACAAACTTAAGCTCAATAAAGTTAATAGAACGGGCTGGTTTAATGTAAATGTCACCTCTAAACTCATTTCGGTCAATTACTTCTCCAGTGTTATTTGTGCGGTCACAAACTACACGGAAATCGTAAATTCCTCGACGAGCTTGAATATCTCTCAAATATGGCTCAACCAAACTTCTGAATTGCTGACGAGTGAACTCATCGTTAAACTCGAACAACATGTATTTGGCATACTTAGCAATAGACTTCTCCAACACAATGAACAAACGACGAACGTTAATTCTGTCAAATGCACTTGGTTTTGAAAGAAGGGTCTTATCGCCGAACAAAATTGTTCCTTGACCTTGCTGAGAAATGACTGGATTTACTCCACCCAAGTAGAGGTCGTCTCTTTGTGACTTAAATGGGCTGTATGCCAACTTAAGAACGTTTTTAACATTTCCTCTATTGTATCCAGCAGGAGACCACCAAGAGTCTTGCTGTGTATCGGTTCTAACACACAATCCAGCAATATCTCCGTTAAGTGGAACCCAACGTGCTACGTCATTGTACTTGTCGTACTGATACTTCCAGCCACTGTCCATAACAGCATATGATGTTGATGGAAGAAGATTTCTGAAGGTAAGAGTATCTTCTACTTCGCTACCATCGTTATCAATTACAGCAGCTCTAGGTGGCGAAATGAACGCCATGCAATCCTTACGAGACTCACAGATGTTGTTAATTACGTGAATTACAACGTTAGCTTCTGCGTCTCCAAGCATCACAAGAGAAATATCAACCAACTCTGGATTTCTGAAGAGATCGTATCCCTTAATTAATCCAGCATCTACGGCTGGGAACAAGTCCTTGTCGTTAGAATCTTTACCACCAGCAAGAGTTACTGTGTATGGCTTTTTAGGAGCATCATACGCATCAACATCTTGAGCACGAGTGCCCCAGTTGGTTGCCGTAGGAAGGTGATCTGTCCAGCGAGCGTATTTTGAACGACTGTTCAATACGTTGGCATAGTAAGAAGAAGAACCATCTTCAGTCTTTGCATCAGATGCTTTAGACATGAAAGTGTGGCGCTCAAGAATGGTGCCCTTGGTTCCAGAAATCTTACCATCAGCATCTACAACCACAACATGAAGCTCATCGTCAGATGCGCCTTTGTTTTGTGCAAATGCAGAAGAATCTGGCTTAATTCCAACAGAATCAGCAAACTCCCACTTAGCAGAAAGTTTTGCATCTGCAAGAGTTGGAGAGAAAGCAGCATTAACTGTCATTGTGGTATTATTGGCAATCGAAAGAACCATTCTTTCTTGACCAGAAACAGGATCTTTAATGATAGATCCAGGAGCAAGCTCTTCTGTAAACTTAGTCAATGTTCCAGTAACCACACGAGACCCTGCAACAGTAGAAACCGCTCCAGAAAGCTCTGGGTTCTTAAACGCAAGAGAACTTGGGCACATAGAAACTTTGATGCTATTTCCAAGCTCTCCAGCATGTTTTGCGGCAAAAGGGCCACAATCAGCAGAGCCGTTAGCAAAGTTTTCTAGGTAGTGATTGTCATTTTTAATCAAAACTCCGACGCCTTTCTCACCACTTCCAGTCATAGACTCAGCAGTTGCATTAAGACATCCAATGTAGTTTTTGATAATAACAGTCTCGTCGGTAAGATCAGTATCAAAAGCCTCTTCTAAAAGAAGTTCTGTGTCACTAATTACACGAGCTACAGAAATCTCTCGTCCTTCGTGGCTAACCAAATCTCCGGCACGAACTTTATGCTCTCCAGAACGAAGACCTTCAGTAATAAGAGTGGTTCCTTCGGTGGATGCGGTAAGCTCAAGGTTTACCCGGGAAAGGGTATCTGCGCAGCGAACAAGACGGAGCTTGTTACCATACGCCAAGAAATTTGCTGCGGTAAAGAAAGACACAGCAGTTGCGTTATCTGGTGTTCCAAACTCTCGTGCAAGCTGAAGCTCATCTCCTACTAAAACTATTTCCTCTAATGGACCCCATCGGAAAACCCCTGCATACGCACCATCAGTTGTCGATACTGCGGGAACGATCCCGGTCATATCAACTTCTGTAACGTTTACTCCTGGTGATATTTGAAATCCCATGTCTCTCTCCTTGTGTTAAAGCTTGAAAATCACAATAGGCATTCAGCCAGTATGGTAATATGACAATTCTTCTAGGTATTTATAATTTTGGGTTTTTTTACGGGAGGGCTAAAAGTCGTCGTCCGACTCGTTATTATTGTATGAGCCGTTTCCAAAACCATAATTAAATTTGGATTCTGCGGTTTCCCAAATATCACCCTGCTCGTCCACAAAAATCTCTGGAACATCCCCTCCAGCATCAATCACCCCAAAGGGGAGAAGTTGCTCACTTTCGTGTTGAACCCTCTCGTCAAAGATTTTCTTTCGAACGTCGGTATCGGTAAGCTCTTTAAAGGCGGGTTGGGCCACTAGCCAAGAAAACAAAACCAGAGTCATAACTAAGTCATCGTTACATCCAGGCTCGGCGGCAAAGGATGGCCCGGTGGCTACAAAAGATGTTAGTTCAGATATAATGTCAAAATCTTGAATGATAAGCTTGCTGTTTTCAATCAGCCCTTTTAAGTTGGAACACCCAATAGCTTTAATTTGGCTAGTCATCTTAATTCCAAACTTAGAGTTTTTAGAAAACCCTTGGGAGATTCTTTGCCCACCTCTACCTAAGTTTGTTGTAGAAAAAATATTCTCGTATTCCAGATCATTGTACAATCCGTCCACAACTTGAGAACCAATCGAATTACTTTCCACAAGGCAATACGCAAAATTGTATTTTACAGCCACGTTGTATATTACGTTTGGGTAGACTAGAGGAGTTATTTTATTGTCATAGTACTTAGCCACTACTTTATATGGAGTTTGAGAACAGTCTATTACGGTAAAGGCAGAATAATCTAAACTCTGTCCCTCAGAGGTATCCACTGCAATAACGTACAAATGTCCCTGTTTTGGGTGCTCATATATGTGCAAATTACCAATTCTTTCTATTGGAGGAGCCCAAGCAAGAGTGCTTAGTTTGGCACCTGATATAAGGGTATTTGTTGAGCCAAGAAATTCACAGTTGTGGCTCAATACTCCATTTGTATAATATACGTTTTTGTTTGTTCTTAACGCATCATATAGCCAAATGTCCTTGTTTATACGACGTTTGTATTTTAAAAAAATGCCCCCAGTATCACTGTATATTTCATTCTTGGTGGTTAAATTTTTAGCAAGCACAATCCCATTATAAGTCATAAATGGGTGATTTTCAGAACACTCTAAAGTTTTACCATTAGTAAAAAAGCACTTATAGTAACAAGAGTACTTTGATCGCCTAATTCCGGCGTATGGTGATATACCACTGGGAGTTTTAATAAAACTCATGATAACACCTTTTTGCAAATAATATTATAGATGCTTGCGGAACATACGTTGTATTTTTTGTAAACTAGATTTGAAAACTGTCTTTCTATAGACAATTGCCTTCCATTCTTTGATACAGACTCTTTTAGGGTATTTTTTACTTCTTCAAACTCTTTTCTTACAGCAGCATAATCAACTTTTAATTTGCTGTGAATTTTACCCTTTCTGTTTTGCGACCATTTAAATCTAGTTTCTGCTGATGGCTTTCTACCCTTTCCTGGAGCACCAAGCCGTTTTACTCGTGCTTTTGCAGACTGGGACATTTTTTGTTTCGATTCTGTGGAATACTTATACCCTAGAGTAGTAAAATTTGGAGCGTGGTGGTTCCCTTTCCCATCTAAAGATTCATTTAATCCAGTATTATATGAGTCATAGTATTGGATGTAATGTGCCTCTTTTACATCAATGTATTCTTTTGATGTGGACTCTTCAAGTATTTCAAAAGTAAATTCGTATCCTTTAAATCTGGCACTGTTGTTATGTTGAGATAATCTATTATTAATTCTATCTTTGATTGTTGTGCCAATATAAATTTTTTGATCATCCCGAGTTATTTTATACACAACATAAATTCGTGTTGCTTGGTTGAATACAGACTCAATTGTTTGCTGGCCATGTTGTGTTGTTATCAAGGTATTTCCAGACACACAACCAAACTCTTGATTGAACTTCTCTTCACCAAGTTGTTTTCTTTGGTCTTCTGCCCATGCTTCATCTCGTCCGGGAACATCAGAATAATGTGCCTCAATAGGAACATATAGATTTCGTTTATTTACTGCGTCAGTCCAGTATTTGTAGAACAGGTTCATTCCGTTTGGTGTGGAGACCATGATGACCTTGGTGGTCTTACCGGACGAAATAGTGGGATATACGGAAGTAATAAACTCTTCTGCGATATTTTTTGGCACGAAGGCAAATTCGTCCAAAAACAAAATGGAATATGTATTTCCACGAGCCGCACTAGACGCAGTAGCAGCAGCAATAACTTTTGATCCGTTTTCTAATTCAATAGAACCTTTATTCCACTGAGCAATTCCTTGCTGCATCCATAATGGAATATGTTCATACGCAAGTTGAAGTTTTGAAAGAATGTCTCTTGCGGTCGCTGCTTTATTCGCAAGAATTGCAATATTTTGCATTGGACCAAACAGCACAGTCCACATTAAATATCCAATGGTTACAGTACTTTTTCCACATTGTCTCGAAAGTTTGGCAATTGTGAAACGATTATTAATGTACGAGTTTAATAATTTCTTTTGAAAGTCATATAATTTAAACGGCACAAGTCCACGGTCTATGTGAACAATTTTCATGTATTTTTCAATGAAGTAGATTGGGTCTTGCGAGCACCTAATGCGCTCTTCAATCTGTTCTTTAGTGAAGACAAATGAAACCCCCTCACCTTTAAGACAGGGATTATTTTTATAGAACCGCATTCCATTGGGCACTATCTGATTAAACTCATCACTCATATAAGTTTATTCACTATCATCTTTTGGTTTAGTCATCTTCTTAATAATCTCGTCCAACTGAGCTGTGTTTCCCACAAACAAGTTATTGTTAATTACATCAGGTTGATTCTTTGCCACAATCCCTTCAATTTTGGCTTTCTGTTGGTGGATTGTCATCAAATCCTTCTGGGCGCTCGCAATAGTATTAACCAAAAGAGCCACAACCTCATAAGCCCTTGGATGTTGGCTTTGGTCTGCTATTTGAGCCAGATTAGTTAAAGCTTCCACAGAACGCTCTGTAATAGCGTAGAGGTTGGTTCGCACATACTGATAGTCTGTAGCCAAATCGTCCTGTGGAGCCTTTTCTGGGCTATTAGAAGGGGTAATATCAACGGTAGGGGGTGGGGTAGGAAAAAATGCCCCTGAAAGGGCTTTGGATTCCCCGGAAACTTCTTTTGAATCGTTTTCCAAACTCTGAGGTAAGTCTTTTTGGGACTTTTTGGAGATATTTTTTATCTCGTCGTCAGATGGAATAAACTTGTTTTGTTCAAGAAACTTAAAATCATCGTCAGCCATATTAGTAATTTATACTAACTTGGCCTTACCTATTTTCTCTTTAGTGGTAACTGACGATACGCCAACAGTGTAACTAGCTGGAACGTCTATGCCTAAGACTGGATCATGTCTCATTCCATCATCAAAATATTGTACCGTGTCCGTATATCCGTAATCATCTGAGGGACTTGCGTGAGGATCTACGGTAGTGGTTATTCGTATGTTTCTTGGAATTGAGTTTCTTTCTGATAGGTTATCCACGTTTGCCATGACAGACGTTGCCAAAATATCGGTCTGAACTGTAGTGATAAGTTTCTTGTCTTTGATTGGTCCGTAGAAGTGTGTGCGGATTTCAAAAGACAAGTTCCACACAACATCACGCCTAATCTCATACATTGAATCGTAGTTGTCAGAAAGAGTGATGGATTTTAAAGTAATGGGAATATCATCTTTGTATTCCATTCCAGGGATAGTGTTTACTGTAACCGTATAGCTAGGAGTAAACCACGGAAGGATTTGCTCTAGAATTTGGTTGGCGTCGTCTATATTCTTGGATAAAAGACTTAGATTCACTTTAATTGTATATGGAACACCCTGGTATTGAACAGCAACTTTTGTGTTTTCGCCGCCAATAACCATTGAGTTGGTGCGTATGGTGTTTAGCTTTCTAGAACCATCGTAGTCTACGGAAGTAATTTCAAAACTCATTCTAGGAAGTTTAATGGCATAGTTTAAACCAGCATCAGGATCTTGCTGCGTTTTTATGAGGTATTTTTGAGCAGGGCCGTAGGCTAATGGAACCTTTAGGCGTTCTTTTTCATTTCCATTGGCATGTCTTCGAATGACGTATACGTTACAAAAAATAGCCCCGAAGGTCGCCATCATTTTTCTTAACGTTGCATGATAGAATGGATTTCCAAACATAATTACAGATCATCCTCAGAAAATGGATTCCATTCAGTAAAGTCAATAAAAGCATCTTTAGGTATGTCGGTGTTTTGAGCACCAAAATCATTAACAATCTGTCCGGCGTCAATAATTTTAAGTGCATATGAAGCAGAACTCTTCTCGCCCTTTAATGTTCCATACTCTAATTTAAACTCATTAAAGACATCCTTAACCACCAAGTCTCCATTTGGTTTAATACCAACTATTGTGGCCTTGGCATCTGCTCCTAATACAGAAGGCCCTTGGTATACAGTTTCTCCCATTAAAAATGTCCCCAAACCTCCAGCAACATTTACAAGAATGACTTGAGACCCTTCATTAGCAATAGAATCAATCTCTGGAATGCCAGTTTTGATGTTCTCGTCTTGGAATGCAAACTGTTCGCAGCGAACGTCGTAGAGATAGAACTCTCCAAGGTTATAGAAAACACTTCTGTTTGTTACGTGCCTAATTTCATAGAGACCATCAGCACTGCTGAGAGGAATGTATATTAAATCTCCCTCATTTGGTCGAATCAACTCTTTACCAACCACTTTTGCAAAGGTTGCTCTAGAAATAGAAAATGTGATTTGATTCTTGATGTCTAGACCAAACTTAGTAAAAAGCTCGCCATCACCTTCAAATCCATCCACAGTTTTGATATACATCTCCATGTGGTAGTAATCATTAAAATAGGAAAGTGGGTCTTCTCTATAGATTGTATCTACTTTTTGATGTTGTCGTGGTAAATAAACAGCATCAATACCATGTATTTTGATGCACTCAGTGATCAAATCTTGCACCAGATTTTGCTCTTGTCTTTGTTTATATGTGTTAATGTATTTGTTTGTTGCCACAAATCTCCTACTTATTATCCAACAATAAAATCTGGTGGCAACTCAAACTCTTTTCGCACTCTTTCTCTAAGCTTTTCCAATTCAAGTGAAGCTTCGTCGTAAATTTGTTGACCATTTAAAGACACGTTACCTGGAAGTTGAATACCAGAGTATTTCTTTAAATTTGCGCCCCATTGCTGTTTTAGCAATGAAAATGCATATTCTCTAACAAATTCATCAGTATAAACTTCTTCGTAGGTGTTTGGGTCTAGCGCAACCCAAGCTTCTAACACAACCCATTGGTCTACAGTCCAATCCAACAAGTCAACTTGAACTCGATCTGTTTTTCTATTAAATCGAATTCCTTTTTGGCCCCTAAACATGAACTCCCAGGTGGACATATATCTTTGATATATGTCATAGGTAACAAGATCAGTAGAAGCAAGATTGAACATATTATGCAAAGCAAATTGATACTGGAAGTCAAACATCCCTCCCATGTTTCCGCCAATCGTGCTTCTTTCTTGAGGTAAAATGTTAGTGATGCTAATTACTTTTTTACTTAGAGGAATAGATTTGGTGTCAATATCTCCAATAAAAACTGAAGATGCCCCGGCCATAATTTGAAAAGTTTGTTGTGAAGGTTCGTGACGAACTATTTCTCCAGGAACAAATTTTCCGCCTTGTGTTTTATATCTTATTGTTTTTGAGTCAACAGACTTATCATACACATAGGCTGTAGCACCACTGATTAGACCCGTGAGGATGTCATTTTTTGTAATGTCTTGTGTAAATGGTTGCTCTAAGGTTAAACTGGAAGCTGTGATTTGGTGGGATAGATAACATCTTTCAACACCATCAAAATGATAGTCTCTGAAGTAAAAAAGAGCTTCGTCAATCCTATCTTCTATCTGATCATCATCTAAATTGACTTCGATGACAGGCGCACCCAATTTTCTAAGACACCAATGAATTAATTGTCGCCTCCCAGCCAAAGATGTCTCACCGTCTACTGGAACTTCGGTTTGAATCACTCTTTCGTAAAAATAATTTACAAGAATTAAATCGTCTGATTTAGGAGCAACGGCAAATGTAATGGTGGTATCAAGAATGACATAATCATTATCGGCACCAGAATTTTGCAACAATCCGTTTAAGAATACCTGCTCACTTCCTGGGATTGGTGTGTTGGCTATGGTAAAAGCCTTATTGGTCCCACCCAAAGTTCCGGTTGGGATCTCTCTGCATATAAAAGTTTGTGTGACTGCCATACACTAATCTTTTTTTGGTTTGGTTGGTTTTGGTGGCAGTCGCCTCTCTCTTTCGTTAGAAAATATAAGTATTAAATCTTTAAGAACAGATTGATTGCTCATTCTGTCCATGTTTTCCAAAATTGATTTCATCTCCGTTAAAGCTATGAAACCAGACACAATACTTTCTACTGGAAAGTCGAAGCCTACCAGCAAGTATTTATGTACAACGTAAGTTACAATTATGGTTGTGCAATAAACAAAGGTTTTGGCTATTGTTCTAGACATAGCAGAACTTGTGATTCTTTGCTTTTCCTTTAAAGAAGCCAAAATTCCAGTTATTAAATCCACAAATATTAAGAATATTACGGCAAAAATTACCGTAGCAATTGGAGCCAAAAATGCTGCAATCAGTAGTGCTATACTTTTAAGTGCGCCAGAAAATGAAAAACCATTTGCGACAGACTGTGTGTGGTCTTTGAGTATGTCGTACAGATGGTGTTTCATATCTTATGTTGTAGGTAAAAATATATTAGTTGTTCAAAAATTATCCTATAGACCAAACGCAGATTTTGTTGCATTGTAGTTTACTAAAACATCAGCCGCAGATAGTGCCTGTGTATAATATCTAAGCTGACCAAAGTTACCATTTCCATAAAGTGCTGGTCCAGAGCTGTAATATGCTCCAAATCTTAATATATTTGGTGCTGCGATATACGCAGCTTGAGTCTGCTCTTGAGTCAATCCAGCATCCACACCATTTACATATGCCTTCTTGACAAAGGTTGTGTGGTTGTATGTAATCACAACATGGTACCAAACATTTGCGGGGTAGCTATTTGCTGGCATATTTTTAGATACGTCATTATTCATCATTCCGAATAAGAATGTTCTGGAAGTTTGTGGTTGCCATAGTAGATGAAGACCCGAACTGGTCGGCGTGGAGCCGTGTCCAAAGAATGAAAAGTTTGTTGATATATTTGGGCGCACCCAACACTCTAAGGTAAAGTTCTGTCGAAGATCCACGTTGCTGTTTGTATTAACAGTGTCGTTTGTTCCGTCAAGAACAATATATCCACCAGAAACAGAAGCACCATTTGTCAGGGTGCAGTTTAGTCCATTACCACTAAGGTCTGTCAGAGTTGTGCCCGAACCGGAGTAACAAGATGCATTAGATGGATCTAACCACAATGCCAGCGAGCTAGTAACACCAGCAAACACAGGCGCAGAAGCCCCTGGTGTAGCTTTAAAAATAGAACCCTTTCCAAACCCAAAACTTAATGGCATACAAAATTCCTTTGATAAGGGTGAGTGATACACTAAGTATCACCCACCCATCTTTTACAAACTAGCTAAAGTTGGTTGTTGCAGAACCAAACACCTTAACTGTGCCAGCACTGTCTTTAACTATGACAAATGTAATGATGTCTGTACCAGCAGTTGCAGTTGGCGCAGAACCTCCGCTCCACATAATTCCGTTAGTAACAGCAGAGCCGTTTACAGAACACGCATCGCCGTATGTGTACGATGCGTTACCAGCAAGTACAGCAGTTACAGTAGTAACTTTGCTATTGTCTGTAGGTACGTTTGTAAACGCCCAAGTTGTTACAGCAGCACTAAGAGCACCAAGCACAGCATTTCCTGTCGATGTATCAACAGTGAGTGTTCCAGATGACGGAGCGAGTGATGTGTTAAACGCATTTGCTACTGTTTCTGTGTAACGTTTAGCATGAAGTGTGTTTGCAATAGCTATGTTACCAGAGCTATCACCAGTCATACGAGATGCACCACCAAATCGAATGTCCATGCAACTATCGGCAGCAGATGCGCTAACTCCGATGGCTAATGCACTGCTTCCTGTACAGGCCGCACCCCAACCGATTGCAATTTGACTTGAACCATAGGTTGTGTTGGCTTGTTGAGCATTGTATCCAATAATGACGTTTTTGCTCTGGTGAAATCCTTGCTGTGCTGCGGAATTTCCAATATATACGTTTTGATTTTCTTGGTTTGTCATGTTTTTACCACACTCAAACCCAATCGCCACGTTGTTATATCCGTTTTTGTGTGCGGATACTCCAATACCTACGCTATAGGACATATCAGTTCCAACAGCTCCACAACTTGCTCCAATAAAGACGGCATTAGTTGTGTTGTTAGCAGCAAGTCCTGCTTGTCCTCCAACAAATGTGTTACCACCGGAAGTTGTTAATGCTGTTCCAGCATCTTTACCAATCAGAGTGTTCCACGTTGCAGTAGTAACTGCATTACCAGCAAGATGTCCAACCATAGTGTTGGCGAACGCCGATGTCATGTATGCTCCAGCATAGTAACCAACAGCAGTGTTTCGATATGCGGTACTGTTTGCAGCACCCATAGCACTCTTACCAACAGCTACGTTTTCGTAACCAGAAGTGTTATATTGAGCAGCTTCAAAACCGACAGCAGTATTGTCTTGATATGTAGCAGCGTTGCTTGCGCCGGATCTTTCACCGAGGAACGTATTTCGATTTGCGTTTCTATATCCAATGTAAATGTTATTTACATACCCGAGATACGTGTTTAACAATCCAGAAGAGCTAACGTATGTAAGCACAGTGCCGGAGCTATTCTGAGTCTCGAAAAGGTTCGCAGATTGAGAAGCTGCTCCTTTCAAGATCAGTGGTTTAACAGCCGCAGCAGAAGCCTCAATAGTGTTCGTGTTCACAAACGAGGTGCCGTTGTGAGCTACTATCTGTCCCTTACTTGCCGAGGTAATAACAACGTCGCTAAGACCATCAAGGTCTGATGCGCCAGCAGCCGGTTTATTAGTAAGATCATTATACGAACCACTTGTTGCTACAGTTGCAAGAGATGGTGTACCAGTGACATCAGCATATGCAACAGCAGAGTTTATCCATGCCGTGCCATTGTACTTCAAAAATTGTCCAGAAGCAGGAGTTGTTAATGTTGCAAAACTAGCAAGTGTAGGCTTGTTGCTAAGGTCAGCATACGATCCACTTGTTGCTACAGTTGTAAGAGATGGTGCACCAGTCAAACTTGAATAAGCACCATCAAACAATGAAGGCTTACCAGTAAGATCTGCATACACTCCACTGAATGTGCTATCAGCAGAATTTACCCATCCAAGACCATCATACTTGAGCACTTGTCCAGACGATGGTGTAGTAATAGTAACTTCACCTAAATCAGACAGATTTGGTGCAGCAGCTCCTTGAAGAGATGCAACATCAGCTTCAACAGCAGTAACACGATCGTCTAGGTCAGAAACGTCTGAAGCAACAGCACCAATTTGTCCAGCTACAGTTGCAGAAAAGTTTTCATCAGCACCAAGAGCATCTGAAAGTTCTTTGAGTGTGTCCAATGTTGCAGGTGCGCTATTAACAACAGCAGCTACAGCAGTATCAACGTATGTCTGACTTGCAAGACCAACAACACTAGGTATTGATGGCTTATCTGAGAGATCGTTATACGAACCACTTGTTGCTACTGATGCAAGATTTCCTGCGTCAGCTTTTGCAGCAACGTCTGTTTGAAGAGTTGCAACATCGCTCTGGAGAGTGTCGAGAACACCAGACACTTCTGGTGCTAAGTCTACGAGTTCAACCGAGCCGTCTTTTAATTGTTTTCCTGAAACTTCTGTCTTTGACATGATAGTTATCCTATTTTACCTAAAATCTTAAACTATTTATTAAAGTCTTATTGTTTTACTAAACCACGAATCTGTCGAGAACCAGCACCACAATTAAATAACACCAGTCTGATTGTATTAGCATTTACGATTTCTACCAGGTGGCCGACATAATCTGCCCAACCATTAGTCGCAAAATGATCTGGAATATTAACCCATCCTGTTGCCGAAGCTCCAAAATCACCTTGAGATGCATATGCCTGTACTACAACTGTTGGATACAGAGTGTTCAAATTGTGTGTAATAGTATATGCAACTTTTGATGTTCCAGATTGTTGTGCATGAGTAAACTCTGCTATTTGATAATTAGCAGAACTAGCATTATTGCCAGAACCCGCAGGAGCTACTGTGTAACTTCCTGTTGCATAGTTTACAAACAATTTCCAACCAGAATCAGGAGCAGTAACAAAAGTAATTGTGTCTCCCGAAATTGTATAGTCGTTTCCAACACCTTCGTGCTGTAACATACCGTTTAAGAATACTTGCTCAGTTCCAGATACTGGCACATTTGCAAGAGTGAATACTGCGTTAGATCCGTTTACAGAGCCACTTGGTATTTCTCGTGTAACAAATGCAGCAGACTCAATATCAACAAGTCGTGATTCATGATCTGCAATATCACCTTCAACAGAAGTTAAATCTGGTATTGAAGGTGTATTAGTAAGATCACCATAATCTCCACTAAAGAGTGATGGCTTGTTAGTAAGATCGTTATACGAACCACCAAATAGAGTCGGCTTACCAGTCAAACTTGAATATGGAATGTTTTGTATATCTCTTCCATCAATGTTGATTCGTTTGCCTGGACCAAGATTTGTCCAATACAATGCACTTGAAGTTGGCATACTCTCATTTTCGTAATTTGCAACGTAAATGTTTCCGTTGTCGTATACGATGTCACCAATCAAATATCTTGTGCCATCAGCTATTGTGTGATTAGCAGACCATTGGTGAGCAGCTAATGCTATAGTTGGTTTGTTAGAAAGATCGTTATAATCGCCACTAAACAAACTAGGCTTATCTGTAAGATTGTTATACGAAGTTACAGGCGCTGGAGCATTTTCAAGATTAGTAACACGAGAACTAAGAGCACTATCAGCACTTGTTCTTGCAGATGTTTCAGCTTGAAGTCCATCTTCAATAACACCAACACGAAGATCCATAGCAACATCAGCAGCTTCAAGAGCAGTGATGTCACCTTCAGTAGCAGTAACTCTATTTCCAATAGAAGTGATGCTAGTTTGAACTGATGTTACTGTGGTGCTAAGAGCACTATCAGCAGCAGCACGAGTCGATGCCTCAGATGATAATCCAGATTGAAGTGTGCTAACACTTGACTGAAGAGAAGATACACTTGCTTCAACAGCAACAACGTCACCCTCAACGGTAGTGATATTACCTTCGGCTGAAGTTAAACGAGCATTTACACCAGCTAAATCACTATCAAGAGACGTGATATCACCTTGTGCAGTAAATAACTCATTCTCGGTAGTTGTTAATCGAGAATTAAACTGATTAAGAGTGTTTGTTATGTCTAAGCTAACTACAACAGCATCAGTAACATAGTTTACAAGCACTACATCTCCACTCTGTGGAGCAAGAGTAAACGTAATGGTTGAACCATCAACAACGTAATCCGAGTTTGCTCCAGCATTAAGAAGCGAACCGTTTATGAATACTTGCTCAGTACCAAGATTTGGTGTACTAGAAAGCGTAAAGTTTGTGTTTGTTCCATTGATTGTGCCAGATGGAATTTCTCTAGTGATTGTAGTACCACTAGAAATAGCATCAAGATCAACTTTACGAACAGCGTCGTTGTCGTCTATAGGCGCACCAACATTTTTAATTTGATTGCTATTAAAGTCAAAGTCGCCAGTTGCAACTACCGAACCATCTCTTTTTAAGAGTTCTGATCCGTCTTTGAGTTTGTTGAGTTCGATTGATCCATCGGTGATTTGTTCGTTCCCGATGGTGATATTTTTGATTTGTTTATTACCACGAATCTGTGTTGACATGTTCGTTGTTCCGTTAAGTAAAGTTCGTTTCTAAAAATTTGTTTGGTAATATTATATTTTTACACTGTAAGAAGTGTAAGGGTGGTGCCCCACTAGGTAGGACACCACACTTTTTTTAGTATTTAACTACTAAGATCAATTAAGCCTTCATGTAGCTAACACGAATACGATCTCCACTCACAGGAGCGACAGCAAATGTTACTGTTCCACCAGAGATAGAGTAGTCGTTTCCAACGCCAGGCTCTTGTAAGAGACCGTTCAGATACACATGCTCACTGCCCAACACAGGAGTAAATGCAAGTGAGAAGTCTGCATTACTTCCATTGATCGAACCACTTGGAGACTCACGAGTAATGACATTTGCAACGTAGAGTACAGTTGACTCAAGCGCAGCAATATCAGACTCAGCAGTATCCATGCGGCCTTCAAGAGCAGACACATCAGATGCAAGTCCAGCTTCAGCAGCCATAGCTCTCGACTCTTCTGCGTCGATATTACCTTGGAGGGTAGCATCAGCAGCAGTACGAGCAGCAGCTTCAGCACTAACAGCAGCAGCACGAGCAGCCTCTTCAGCAGCAAGGTCAGCAGCAACATCAGAAATGTCTGATGCAAGAGCGGCGTCACCAGCAATACGAGCAGTTGCCTCAGCACTCACAGCAGTAGCACGAGCAGCTTCTTCTGCGTCAATCTCAGCTTGAAGAGCAGCCTCAGCAGCCATTGCACGAGTCTCTTCTGCATCAACGTCAGCAGCACGATTGGTTACTTCTGATGCAAGATCAGCAGCAACGTCGGAGATATCAGATGCAAGTCCAGCTTCAGCAGCCATAGCTCTCGACTCTTCATCGGAGATATCAGATGCAAGTCCAGCTTCAGCAGCCATAGCTCTCGACTCTTCTGCGTCGATATTACCTTGGAGGGTAACGTCAGCAGCAGCACGAGCAGCTTCTTCAGCATCAATCTCAGCTTGAATAGCAGCTTCAGCACCCATTGCACGAGTCTCTTCTGCATCAATATTACCTTGGAGGGTAACGTCAGCAGCAGCTCTAGCAACTTCTTCTGCATCAACTTCAGCTTGAACAGCAGCCTCAGCAGCCATTGCACGAGCTTCTTCAGCAGCAAGGTCAGCAGCCACAGCACCAATTTGACTCGCTACAGTTGTAGCAAAATTGGCGTCTCCAGCTAAAGCATCACTGAGTTCCTTGAGAGTATCAAGTACAGCAGGAGCACTGTTTACAAGAGCAGCAATCTCAGCATCTGTGTAGCTATTAGCACTTGCAAGTACAACAGCATCAGCAGCCAAGTAATCAGTCTCGATAGCGTCAATGTTGCCTTGAAGAACAATGTCAGCAGCAGCACGAGCAGCTTCTTCAGCATCAACTTCAGCTTGAACACCCGCTACAGCAGTAATGCGAGCAGACTCTTCAGTAGAAATATCAGCAGCCAGAGAAGCCTCAGCAGCAAGAGCACGAGACTCTTCTGCATCAACGTCAGCAGCACGAGCAGCAGCTTCTGCAGCAAGGTCAGCAGCTACGTCAGCAAGATCAGATGCGAGAGCGGCGTCACCAGCAATGCGAGCAGACTCTTCGTCAGCAAGATCACTAGCAAGTGCAACCTCAGCAGCCTCAGCACGAGCTTGTTCAGCATTTACATCAGCAATACGAGCAGCAGTCTCAGCAGCAAGGTCAGCAGCAACATCAGAAATGTCTGATGCAAGAGCGGCGTCACTAGCAATACGAGCAGACTCTTCGTCGGAAAGGTCAGCAGCAAGAGCGGCGTCGCCAGCAATGCGAGCAGACTCTTCGTCAGCAAGATCACTAGCAAGTGCAACCTCAGCAGCCTCAGCACGAGCTTGTTCAGCATCAATCTCAGCTTGAAGAGTAGCTTCAGCAGCCATCGCACGAGTTACCTCAGCAGCAAGGTCAGATTGAAGTTCAGCAACATCAGCTTCAACAGCAGTTGCGCGTCCTTCAAGAGCGTCGATGTCAAACTCTGCACCGTTCAAACGACTTGTGTGAGTTGCATCAGCAGCTACACGAGCAGTTGTCTCAG